GAACTGGGCTCCCCCGTTGCCGTCCAGGGTGTACGTCTGGTGCGGCTGGGCCATGGTGTTCATCCGGCCCAGGCCGATCCGCAGGAGTTCCGCTATCCGCCCCCGGCCGAACCGGCTCTGAACGTACGTCAGGGCGTTCGGACCGCCGCCAGGGGAGTCGATCAGGTCGGCGATCCTGACCCAGACGGACTCGATGATCCCCTTCATCGGCTCGGGCAGGTTGTCGTACGCCGGGGAGGCGGGACCGATCTCGATGCCGCCCTCGAAGTACTGCGGCTCGGAGGCGATGTCGTAGTCCCACCGCAGGGTGTACATGCCCGGGATGGACGTCTCGGAGCTGCTGAACACCGTGGCGTAGTCGCCCAGTCCGAGGTGGTCGGCGGACCGGCTGAAGATGATCTGGCCGGTGTCCTCACCAATCATCTGCACGGTGACCGGCCCGTCGGCGTCCAGCGGCTGCTGGTCCTTGACGATGTTCAGCCCCACCGTGTCGATGGCGTACTGCGAGACGTACTGCCGGTCGTTCCAGTAGAGCGTCATGCGGGCTCCTAGCGGTCCGTCGCGTTGACGAACATGGCCATGGCGCGGACCGAGGTCAGCTTGATCTGGGCCTCGGAGCTGTCGATGGTCGACACCCGGATACCGATCGAGTGCGTACCGGCGGAGATGTTGCGGACGCCGATGGAGGTGACCGTGTCGTACCAGCGGCCGGTGCCGAAGGTGGAGGTGTTCGGGAAGTCCGACTGGACGTACTCGCCGTGCTGGTTCGGGCCGTCGAAGTTCGCGTCGGCACCGTCGATCATCAGGCGGGTGGTGCAGCCCTGGCGACCCCGGCAGTACAGGGCGTGCTCCGTGGTGGCGATGCCGAACAGGGAGCCGGGCCGGTTGACCGTGAAGGTGCCCACCACGTAGGTCACCATGGTGCCGCCGCCGATCATCACCTGGGGGCGCATCGAGCCGTACCAGACGGCCGGGCCGTAGAGCTTCTCCCGCCAGGTGGTGCCGGTCCAGAGCATGGTCCGGCGGGTGTCGGTCTCGGTGATGCACATGCCCGCCTGACCGGCTCCCCAGTTGGGCCGGGTGGTGGACGTGCAGATCCAGTTGCCCGGGTACTTGTCCTGGGTGTTGTAGTTCTGGACGAAGTCGGTCCGCAGGAACGGGTCCGACCCGTCGGGGATCTTGAGCCCCATGTGCTGGCTGAGTGTGGACATCCGCTCCAGTTCCTCTCGGGTGGTCTCCCTCAACTCTTCCAGGGGGAGCCCGGGTCACCGACAGGATCTCCCTGCCGACTACCAACAGAAGTGCGAGGAGCCCCGGGTGTCAGGTTCACCACGGGGCTCCTCACGCCTTGGGTCCTACGGCACGTTCACCGAGGAGGACTGGGCGGACTGAGTACTGCCGACCGTACCCACCGCCGTCACCCGGGCCGTCGTCGCGGTACCGGTGGCCAGACCGGTGAACGACGTGGTGAGGGTCGCGGCGGACACCGACTTGGTCTGGCCCGTCGACAGGGTGACCGTGTAGGTCACGACCTTGCCGCCCGCAGGAGCCGTCCAGGACACGTCCAGGACACCGGCGGCCCCGGCGGTCAGCGTGACGCCCGTGGGAGCCCCGGGAGTGCCCAGGGTGCCCGAACCGGCCAGCACGGTCCCGTCCGGCTTGTAGATGGGGTTCTGGGCCGAGTAGGAGTCCAGGCCGCCCGGCTTGAGTACGTCCGGCACGTCCGGGTTGTACGGACGGACCGACCCGGAGAGCGCGCCGTACGGGCCGACACCGTTCTTGTTCCGGGCCGCCACGCGGAACTTGTAGGTCTGGCCCGGGTCCAGGTTGGTCACGGTGGCCCGGGTGACGTCCTCGCCGACGAACGTGGTGCCACCGGTGGAGCCGAGCACGACGTACCCGAGCACCGGAGCCGTGGCGTGCGGGTCTGCGACAGCCGACCAGGACACCGTGACGGACCGGGGGCCGGTGGTGACCGTGGGAGTCCCGCCCGGGGCCACGGGGACGAGAGCGCTCGTCGGGCCCGTGGAGCCGATCAGGTTGGACTCCAGGGTGCCGGTCATGTTCTGCACGTAGTCGCTGCGGACCTGGCCGTCGGAGATCGGCTTGTCGGTCCACGTGGTGTCGGCCGCGCCCGAGGGACCCACGTAGCCGATGCCCTGGGCCGGAGCCCGGTAGGCCTTGGTGACCCCCTGGGTCACCGGCCAGCCGATGGTCTGGGTGTCCGGGGTGCCGGTCAGGTAGTTGGTCGACGGCGACCAGGGGCCGTCGTTCTCGCTGCTGGTCCCCGAGGTCTCCGGGGTACCGGTCATCTGCTGGTTGGGGTCCGGCTTCAGTCCGGTGTCCGGGTCGCCGCCGTAGCCCGCCGGAGTGGCGGTCTCGGCCACGGACGCGTTGTCCTGAGTGCCGTCGGGGGCAGCACCGGAGTTCCCGGACACGCCCGACGTGTCGGTCTGATTACCCGAGTATCCGGGCGGTGTGGTCATGGTGCTGCTCCCCTACGGGTTCTCGGCTACTTCTTGGTGGTGCCGCCGGTCTGACGCCGGGCAGTGGTCTTGCGGGCGGTGGTCTTGCCGGAGGCCACTTCCTTGATCTTCGCGGCGTAGTCGTCGGCCGCCTGCTGGAAGTCCTTGCCGTCGCCGGACTCCTTGGGCTCCTCCGAGGAGGTCTCCGCCTCGGCCTGCTTGGCCTTCTCCACCGGCTCGCTGGGGTTGCGGGCCCCGGCAATGGTGGTCTGGCTGTAGGAGTCCTGCGCGGGGTCCTCCACGCGGGTGATGCCGTCGCTCACGTCGTCCGGCGAACCGGCGACGTTGGCGGAGCGGGAGGCGTCCTTGGCCGCGCCGGTGTCGTCCTGCCCGGCGATGATGTTGCCGGTGTGCGTGGGGAGCCCGTTGTCCTCCACGGTCTGCTGCGGGATCTGCTGGACCTGGGCGGTGGCCTCCCGCTGGAGGAGCAGGCCACGGACCTCCTCCTGGAGGAGGGTGATCCGCTCGCCGATCAGGTTCTCCACCCGGCGGGTGATCTCCTCGACGTCCCCGAAGACCCTCGTGGTGCCGGTGAGGCGCTCGTTCACGCCGCCACCGGTGCCGGAGGTCTCCAGGGTGCCGGTGAGGGCCGTGGGGTCCGGCACGTGGTCGTCGCGCTCCGTGTAGCCGCCGGAGACCGACTGGTCCGCCGTTCCGGAGTCGCCGTAGGGCTCACCCTGACGGTCGCGCTTGACGTCCTGACCGGTCTCCGGGGTCTCCACGTCCTGGCCGGTCTTGCTGGCCTCGTTCTCGGACTTCTCTGCCATGTGCTCGTCCCTCCTTGGGGGTTCAGCTCTCGCGGGCCCCGAGGGTGACTCGGACCCACTCCACCTGATCCTCTTGCCCCTGCTTGACCTCAGGCACGTACTGCGACGCCAGGTTCTTGTGCTGGTTGCACAGCGGCGGAACGTCCTTGAGCTTCTTCTCGGAGATCGCGACCGGCGTGCCGCACTTGCCGGTGCCGCGCGTGTCCGGGCCGACGCAGAAGGCGCTGACCTGGTCGCGGCTGGAGGGTCGGTCGATCGTCACCTCGACGTCCTCTTTCGCGCCCTCCTGACGGCGCTTGAAGGCGTCCACCTGACGCGAGAGGGCCTCGGTCACCTCGGGGTCGGACTGGTCGTCCATGACCGCGATCACGCCTCGCGCGAGGGCGCGGCGGAAGGCGACGGACTCGACGACCTCTCCCGGGATGAACTGGATGTCGTCGCCGTTGGGGTCGTTCGCGGCACCCCACTCGACCGAGTGGGTGCCCTTCACGTCCGAGGCGAGGACGGTGACGCCGTCCATCAGGTTGCGGGCAACGACCGTACCGACAGGCATGGGGACTCCTCGAAGAGATGGGGTCTGTCACCTCTTAAGGCGGAGTCACAGGGGCTAGAACAGGAAGAAGGGCCCGACCTGCCCATGTGGTCGGGCCCTTCTTCTCGCGCTGGCTCGACCGGGGCCATGGGGGATGGGAATACCCGGGAGCACTGTTGGGGGTAGCGCGCTGGCCAAAGCATGACACCAGGACCTGACAGTGTCAACCCCTGCTGCGGTTGACGCTGTCAATGCCAGGGCGGATCCTTGATTCCATGGAAGACACGCACGCAGAGGACTCGACACCTCGGCTCGTAGACATCTCCAAGGTGGGCGTCCTGGGCCTCTCGGAGCTGTCGAAGCGCTGGAAGGTGTCCAAGCAGAGGGTCTCGGAGATCACCGCAGACCGGTGCCCACACTGGCGCAAGCTCGACTGCGGGCGGATCTGGCTGCTCGAAGACGTGATGCGCTTCGAGCGGACCTGGGAGCGCCGGACAGGAGTGCACGTGGACAAGACCTGAAGAAGGGCCCCGAGAGGGGCCCTTCTTGTTTTTAATAGCAGAGACCCCACCTCTTTCGCAAGGGGTGGGGTCTCGCTGTGTGACTTCTGGGTCAGGTTCCCAGGGTTTTCGTCACGCCTTGGTAATCGTGGCGATACCCCTGGGGTTGAGGATCGACATGTTGACCATCTCGTCGAACACCCACCCCTTCCAGAACGCCTCCACCATGTGGTTTTCCTCCACGTCCAGGCTGTACAGGACGGGGAAGACGCCGAGGAAGTTCGGCTCCGGCGTCAGGAACACCTTGCCCTGGGGCACGATGATCGAGCGCTGGATCTGGAACTCGCCGAAGCTGGTGATGGTCTCACCGGCGACGATGCGGTCCTTGAACGCCCAACCGGTCTGGTTGATGTCCCAGCGGTACATGTCGCGGAAGTCGAACGGGTTGATCAGGATCCGCGCCGACTGGAGTTCGTGCATGTCCGTCATGGCGACGGCGCTGTACAGCGAACCCGGCGTCAGGTAGCCCGACGCCTCCGTGATGTTGTGGTTCGGCGTGACCGTGTGGTCCGGCCGAGTGGCGTAGTCCGTCAGGGCCGCCTGGAGCAGGACGAGGAGCCTCGTGTCCTCCTGCTTGAGGATGGCCTGCTTGGTCTCGTCCTGGGCCTGCTCGACGGCGTTGATCCGCAGGTAGAAGAGGTCTTCCTTGCGGATCGCCGGGCGGGAGGCGATGCGGAAGAACCGCACCGGCACACGCTTGCCCTCGAACGGGGTCACGCGGACCTCGCCCTCGGTGCCCGACATGATGTACGCCTGGCCCAGGTCGTCCCAGACGTCGTACTCGACGGGGGTACCGGGGGTGACCGGGTCCTCCACAAGCACGTTGCGGGTGATGCCCTGGTAGCGCAGCTTGAGCTGGATGGGGCCCACCATGCCGACACCGAGGCGACGGATGCCGCCGACCTCGTCGGAGAGGATGAGCGCCATCTTCTGGACCTTCGCCTCGTGAGAGAGCGGGGCGCTCTTCTCGCGGCGGGCGATGAT